TAGGATACTTTTCAAAATATGCTGCTTCTGCATCTGCTTTACTCATGGGTGGTTTAAAATTACCATTGTTCCATTCTGCTATTTCCCATTTATCAAACCTACATTTTCTACCACCAAATGTTTTAATGTAACCAAACGCAGAACCATCTCTTGATATTGCATCCATTAAATCTTTTACAAATGGTACACTGTCATGATATTTATTAAATAATTTTGTTGCTTCGTCTTTTGTAGACAAACCTAATTCTGCTTGTAACTTTGCTTTACCCATACCATAAAACAATCCAAGGTTAATTGTTTTGGCTTGTGTTCTAGATATATTAGCCATATCTGCAACAGTTTGATGGAAGTCTACTGTGTTGTTTTGAAAACGCTCTACTATTTCTGTAACTTCTTCATCTCCTTTAAATTTAGTAGCTGCATAATGCACAACTAAACGTGGTTCTTGTTGTGAATAATCAAAACAACCCCACTTGTGATTGTTTTCTGGTATAAATAATGATCGTATCATTGGCCCTAGCTGCTTGTTTCTAGCTGGTATCTGTTGAAGATTAGGGTTTGAATATGAAAATCTACCAGTTACTGTACCTCCACTATCACCTCTAATAGGATTGATGTCTGCATGTATTCTACCTTTGTATTGGTACTTAATAATCGTATCAATAAATGTAGTATGAGCCTTGTTTATTTCTCTAGCTTTTGCTATACATTGTACCAACGGGTGTTTATGCACTTGTAAAAAATTTTTAGTAAAGGAAGGTGCTTGTGTTTTTGCAGTTCTGTCATAAGGCAGGGAAAGTTTGTCAAAAACTTTGGCAATCGATCTTGCTGCCCATATTTGGACATCTTCTCCTGTTTCTTTTTTTACTTTTAACAACAACTGTTTTTCTTCTTCTGATAATTTGGACTTTAATAAGTGCGCCTTTTCTACGTCTACTCGAACGCCCTTAAATTTCATGTCAATTAAACATGGAAACAGTTGAGTTTCTAAATCAAAAACTTTTGTAAGATCTTGTAATTTAATCTCAAGAGATAATTTTTTAAATAATTTTAATGTTAACTCTGCATCTTTTTCTGCGTAAGACCCAACATACATAGCAGGTAGTTTCCATAATTCTGCTTTAGCATCAATACCTGCTTTATCCGCTGCAGTTTTTAAAGCTGTTTCATCTTTAATTTGTCCAAGATAATCTATCGATAAACTATTAAGTGAATACCATAATCTATTTTCGTCGACCAATGATGCCATAACCATTGTGTCAACAATATGGCCATTTATTTGAACTCCATATGCTCTCAACCAACACACATCATACATTGCATTGTGAAATAATTTAACACAAGGTAAGGCACACACATCTTTTATCCAATTCATAACCGCAGATTCATCAAAAAAATTTCCTTCTTTATGTCCAAAAGAATAATAACCAGACCATCCCTCTACAGCTACTGCAATTCCTATAATTTCTCCTTCATTAACTAGTGCACCGGATCCTTTAGATTTTAAACCTGGATCTCTTGTTTCTAAATCAATTGCTATATATTTATGATCTTTAAGGTCAGGAAAAGATTCTGGACTTATCCATTCAGTTTGTGCTTCAAACATTAACTATAATCTCTTTCTAATATCATCTCTAAATAGTGTATTGCCTTTTTTATATCGTCTGCTTTACCTTTATTTTGATGTCTACAAATATATTTTATAGCGTTTCCTTCGGCAAAAAGCAACTTGTTTTCATTTATAAACTCTGCCGGCTGAATTTTCATATTTCGATAGTGCTTCCCCCCGACCTGCTTGTCTAATGATTCGTACGTTAATCCTTTAAACATGTCTTTGTTTGTCATACTATTGGTCCTCCTATTGTGTAATAATAATCTGATGTTGGTTGCATTATGTATAAATTTTCTTTTGCTCTTGTTGTGCCTACATAAAATAATCTATGTTCTGCATCTTGATTTTCATAAGCACTACGATAAATAAATTCATCTTGACCTTCGACACCGTAGTCTGTGAATAAACATATGTTATCGCATTCTTTACCTTTAGATCCATGTAAAGTTAATAATTGTATTTTTGATTTCTCCATCAATGTATCTCCTCTCTCTAGTAATGTTTGCATATATTCTTTCGTATCTTCTGGAAAATGTAATTGTTTCCAATCACCATCTATTAGTAAACCATGTTCACTTTTTAATTTTTCTAAATCAACACTTGTTTCACGTTGTATAGTTTTACCATTAGAATAACCTCTACGTACGTGTTCTTTTTTTACTAATAAATAATCGTAAAGTCTTTCAGCTTCTTCAGGAGAAACTGAAGCACCTTGGTTTAGTCTTGTCCAAACTTGATAAGCTTCTAATATAGAGTTGGGTAAATATTTATTTGTTTTGCCCGTAAATCTAACACCTAAAAAATAAAAGTGTTCTGATATATTCTCCAATAATTTATTTGTCCTAGCTAATATCATCCAATTACCTTTAGAAAAATCTATCTCATCTAAGGTATGATTAGGATAAACCATTCCTTCTGCATCTCTTGGTATCCATTTCTTATCTATTCTACTTGTAAGTTGATCTAATATTTTTATTGCTTCTTTATGAATAGCTCTTGGTACTCTTCGAGATATTTCTTGATCATCTCTTTCACCTTCTTGTTCCATAAAACAATCTGGATCAGCTCCTTGAAACCCATAAATAGTTTGGTCATCATCACCAGCCATATATGCTCGTTTACATTTTGATTTTATATAATCAAAACATTTCCATTGATGAGGACTTAAGTCTTGGGCTTCATCGAGGAAGACAGCATCGAGTGGAGGACACCGATCTTCCTCGACAAACTTGTTAATCATATCATAGAACTCAACCATATTAGTTCCATCCTTGAATGATTTTAAATCTGTTTGTAGTTGTATTGTAGAATCTACATCTATGTCGTGATGTTTCTGTAATTCAACAGCGGCATCTTCTATAGAAATTAATTTAGATCTTGAGTATTGTATTATTTGTAAATGTGTATTTTGATATCTTGGATTACCTGCAGCATCTACAATAGTTTCAAAAGATATATTCAACCACTCAGGATATTCTTGTTTAAAACGATTCCATTTTTTACCAGTAAGTAATTGAGTATTTGCATCTATGTTAGATTCTCTCATACCCATAGCATGCATTGTAGAAATGTATTTTAATTTTTTATCTGGATATAGTTCTAAAATTCTTTCAGTTGCTTCTTCGGCTGCCGCTCTACTAAAAGTAATATATACTATTTTTTCAGGATCAGTAGTGTAGTTGTTTAATTCTTTTTTTAAATAATGATTTACTAGTCTATATGTTTTACCTGTGCCTGGTGGACCCATTATTTTTACTACAGCCATGGTGATTTTTCTACTTTTGTTGTCCTAGGGTTTGGTCTTTCTAATTTAATTGTAGGCATTTTTAAAAGACGAACTGTTTTAACACCTATCTTTGGTAGTGTTTCTTCTGCTTCAAATAAAGATTGTAGCAATCTCATTGTCTTTTGTTTAGGATAAGTTTTTTCTGCCCACGATTTTGTCTTTAATAAAAATTTCCAAAAGTCTTTAAATTTAAAATATGTAAAGCCATCAGTATCTGTAAATGCTATCCCACGCATAACGTCTTTTAATTCTTTACCTGGAGTTTTATTTATATAATCTGCTAGTATTTCTTTTAACTGCACGTCTAGCTTAGATGATTCTGGTGCAGGTATTGTTTCTAAGTTTGCAAATAGTTTTATTAATAACCTACGCCACATATGTTTTGGTACAGGCATCATTGGTTTACCTATTTGATTCATACAAGCCAATGAAAATTTTTCAGGGTCGTGTAACGTTGCATCATCAACCTCAACACTTTCACCATCTATAGATGCAAAGTATATTGGTGGGTCAGAATCATATTTTCTTATCTCACTTATTTCTGGTGCTGGTGCATTGTCTCCTACACCAAATTCTTTTAATGCACATTTCTTAGCATCACAAAAACTATGTATAGGTTCATCCTTACATTTATAATTATAGTCTTTACTATCTAAAGAACCTATTAATGTATTAATTTCAGTTGCATCTAAAGGTGGAGTCATAAATTGTTTGTTGTATGTAAACATATGACTTTGCCATTCTTCTTTGTCTGGATATCTCTTCTTAAGATACACACCTACATTGTACATACAATTATTTCTTTGGCCATCTGGCACACCATCACTTAATAGTGTGACCAAACAAGGAGGCATACCTTTAAATAAATCTGTTTTTTCTTTTTCACTTTCTATTTTTAATTCATTTAATTGTTCTAAAGTTAATGATACTTCATCATACAAGTTAAAAAATTCTTCAAGTTTTAAAACGTTACCCTCTAGTCCGTATGCATATCTAACTGTTCTTTCATTCGCATGATAAGGAAGATTTAAAAAACTACCAGTGTCTCCTCTATCAACTCTTATATAATCTTGTTTAGGAAATATTTCTGCTCCAGAAAAACCCACTGCAGATGCAATAAGTTTTAATTTTACTCTCATAACAGTTGCAGGAACAAAATCTTTTGTAAATAAAAATGCGTGCGCACCCCCTGACTTTGATCGGCACACTATCATAGGTATGTTTTTTTGTTTTAATTTTTGTATAAATTTTTTGTGGTCAAATGGATAGGTATCAATATCAATACACCCCCATTTGCATTTATTTTCTTTTGTAATTGGAACTATACCTAAAGCAGGATCTTTACCTTCTAAATGTTCTCTCCATAATTTTTTTGTTACAGGATTTGATATTGTAAATGATTTAGTTTTATGTTTACCTTTTTCACTAAACTGATCTGTCTTTACAGTTTGACCATAGGCACTAGTTAAGCCTTCGAATATTTTTATAAATTTATCTAATTCTATCATGTCCACTCGGTAAGCGTAGGCGGTCTACGTCTCCATCGACCGCCTACTATTCACACTATTTGCCGGCTAAACTAGTGTAAAATTTCTTAGCACGTTCATACATTGAAGGGTTTTTTACTGGACCTTCTTTGATTACGTTGTAACCATACCATTGATTACCTTTGCCAGAATTTAACACAGTTGTTAGTTTATAAGAGTGGCTAAATGATGGCGGTGTGTATGAACCGTTTTTTCCATCAAGTGAAATGGACATCATCATTGAGTTCCATTTTCTGCTTATCTTACCTTGAGATGAACTCATTGAGATTAAAGCTTGTTCAGCTCCATCATCTCCAACAATTAACACAAAGTGTTGTCCAACAGTTAAGATATAATTACCATTTTCTAACCTATCTTTACCTGAACCATCTTTAGTTGTTTGATCTAAAATATCAGAGCCATCTGGAAAAATATTTTCTGGTCTACCAGAACCTGTTCCAAAGTCAGCCCATTCTTGATACTCTAGTTTGTAATGGCAAGGTATAACTGATACCCCTTTTGCTCCATCATACAATTTTTTTGTAACTGTATTTAAAAGCATTCCAGGTTCTGCGCCATCAACATAATTTTGATTACGTTTTTGTGCTTCACCTGAGCCATTCTGTAATAGTTTCAAAATAGGTAAAGCCAAACTAGTTGTCTTTACATTTTCAAAACCATGAGCAGCATCATCTTCAAATAATATAGATGATGGTAGCCCTGCTTCTTTCTTTATTGCTACTTGTTTCTCGTCACTCATTTCTATCTCCTTGTTATTTTTGTACTGTTACCTGCGTAAGTTTTAAATAAATCAGAGGGCATCTCACGTCCAGATTCGAGACGCTCCCTGACTACTGCTTTAAG